TAATGGAAGTCCACCCTAGAACATCACAAGCGTATCGTCTATTCCATGATGGTATTCTTGCTCTTGGTAGAGCAGAGCGTCAGGGCATACGCGTTGATATAGAATACGCTCAGACAAAAAAGAAGCACCTGACCAGGAAGATTGATCGAGCTGAGGAGAAGGTAAAAGAATCTAAGTTTTACCGCCGGTGGCAGCATGTCGCTAAAGGAACAGTTAATATAAATTCGGATCCTCAATTAAGATATTACCTATATGATATCTTGAAACTCGAACCATTGAAGACCACAATTACAGGTCTTGGATCTACTGATGAGGAGTCTCTTATTGGGTTAAACATCCCTGAGCTTAACTCTATTATAGAAATTCGCAAGCTCAAAAAGATCAGAGACACTTACCTAGACGCTTTCGTCCGTGAGCAAGTAAATGGGTATATTCATCCATTCTTTAATCTGCACCTCCCCACGACTTTCCGCAGTAGCTCAGACCACCCCAATTTCCAGAACATCCCAAATAGAGATAAGGAAGCAATGCAATTAGTCAGGAAAGCATTGTACCCACGCCCAGGTCACCAACTACTCAGTGCCGACTTCTCAGGGCTTGAAGTGAGGATTGCTGCTTGCTACCATAACGACGCAACCATGATGAAGTATATCAACGATGTCACTACTGATATGCATCGTGATATGGCAGAGCAGATCTTCATGATTGATTATGATAAATCAGATCCAACCCACAAGTACTTGAGAGCTGCTGCCAAGAATGGATTTGTCTTTCCTGAGTTCTATGGTGATTGGTATAAAAAGTGTGCGGCTATCTTAGCAGGTAAATGGGGAGGACTCCAGGACGGCAGATGGAAGCCTGGGCAGGGGGTAGCGGTGGCAGATAGTCACTTAGCTGATCACCTGATTTCCAAAGGTATTAAATCTATGGATAAATTTACTAATCATGTAAAAGAGATCGAACACGATTTCTGGTCCAATCGATTCCATGGTTACGCTATCTGGAAGGATGCTTGGTGGGCTACGTATCAGAGGCATGGTTACTTTGATATGAAGACCGGTTTTCGTTGTTCCGGAGTCATGGGAAGGAATGACGCTACTAACTGGCCGATCCAGGGGTCTGCCTTCCATTGCCTGCTCTGGTCACTCAATAAAATCGACGAAATAATGAGACGGGAGAAATGGGATACTAAGATCATAGGACAGATCCACGATGAAATTGTGTTAGATGTTAATCCTAAGGAGCTATCACACGTCGCTGAAACAGTTAACATTGTAACTTGTATAGATCTGCCTGAGGAATGGAAATGGATTACTACACCGCTTGAGGTAGAAGCAGACCTTTGTGAGGTAGACGCTAGCTGGGCAGAGAAGAAACCATTTAGTTTAATTTAATATCGTATAATATATTATGATTTATAGCCCAAAACAATACGACGCAATTTATCGTAAGAGTGAGAAATACAAGGTAGATTATCACTTAAGCCCCTATTACGAAATCACTTTGCATAGATAGAGGGAGGGGGATCGACAAATACAGAGGATTTGATTTCAGCGAAGTTGCTATACAGATGGCAAAAGAAGCACGTCCCAAATACGTATTTCAACGCGTTGATGTGTTTGATGTTATATTTAATCTGAAAAGAACTGATGTTGTCGTCATGCTTGAGTTTTTAGAACATATCAAGCGTGATTTGTTATTCTTACAAAAGATTCCAAAGGGTATAACAATCGTAGCATCTGTGCCAAGTCGTCCAGCTCGCAATCATGTTCGCGTATTTGAATCGTGGAATATGATACTAGATCGTTACGGCAGTTCCATGAATATAAAGGAGAAATTTCAATTCCCCGGCAGAGATGATCATAAATTATTCCTATTTAAAGCAACCAAGATATGAACCTATACCTTAAGTACAGACCAACGACCCTGGGAGAGATCCAAGGAAACGACCAGACCACCCAGACACTCGAATCTATGTTGAGTGACACTGATAAATGCCCTCACGCTTTTCTTATCCATGGACCTACGGGTTGTGGCAAGACCACCATTGGAAGAATCATAGCGTCAGATCTGGGAGCTACCGGATCAGATTTCCGGGAAGTCGACTCTGCTGACTTCAGAGGGATCGATACAGTGAGAGAAATGCGGCGTCAGAGTCAATATACGCCACTTGAGAGCGATTGTAGAGTCTGGTTGGTGGATGAGTGTCATAAGCTAACTAACGACGCTCAGAACGCTCTTTTAAAGATCTTGGAAGATACTCCCTCTCATATCTACTTTATTTTATGTACCACGGAACCGAACAAACTGCTCAAGACTATCAGAGGTAGATGTAATGAGTTTCCGGTAGCTCCCCTGGATGAGAATCAGATGTCCCGTCTGATCAGGAGGGTGGTTAAAAAAGAAGGAAAGGAAAGACTACCTGCAGAGGTCCAGGAACAGATCTATGAACAGAGCTTTGGTCACCCTCGTAACGCTCTCCAGATCTTGGATCAGGTTCTCAGGGTATCCCCAGAAGATCGACTCGAAGTAGCCAAACGGGCATCAGCTGAGCAAACGGAATCTATTGAACTATGTAGGGCTCTGCTCGGCAAATCATCCTGGAAGACGATTAGAGAGATCCTTAGTGGACTAAAAGATCAGGATCCTGAGAGCATTCGAAGGCATGTAATGGGCTATGCTAATGCAGTCTTGCTGAAGTCTGATAATGAGAAGGCACACTTGATTCTGAGCGAGTTCTTTGAGCCGCTTTATAATACCGGTTCCCCCGGACTAACATGTGTTTGTTACTCAATAATAAAAGGATAAAGTCATGGCAAAGTATTTTAAAAAAGAACTAGGTAGGAGGGACTTCTTTAAGAAGGCGTTTGTTGTAGGTGCTGCAGCGGCGGCAGTCCCACATGTTGTATTTAGTAAACCAGATCCAACTATTAGTGTTGATGCTCTTCAAGGTGGAGAATCCTATGAGGAATATCTGGAAACCATTGTAGAGAAAACAATCAACTTCAATGAGTATGGAGCTATCTTAACAAAGGGTAAATTAGTAGTAGCTAAATCACTCTCAGCTGACATATCGATAGTTCGTGATGTAATTGATGTAACTTGCGTACGTTCTGCAGATGATTCCGGTGCCGGATGGAAAGAATTTATAGAAGGACCAAATCACTGGAATATTATTATGAAGGGTGTTATCTCAGATACAGATCCAAGTATTCTTAGTCGGATATTTCAAGAATCTGATGTACTATCTGTGCTCGTTCATGATACAAAAATAAATGCTAAATACCAAGGGGATTGTTATATTGACGCCATGTATCAATGGAGTGTAGTAGCTAATGAGCTTCATCATGACATCCATCTTACAGGGACCGGGGCGTTAACAATGATTCTTGAACCGGAAGATCCATCAATGTTAAAACAGAAATAAATGAACTACGAAGAAGACATGAGAATCGACGAAACCGCTCTAGATGTAGAGTGGTTAGAGCAAGCCCCATTATCAATAAAATACGGGAAGCATTTCGCTGAGTGTAAGAGACGAGTTTCCGAAGCCGAAGAAGAGATCAAGGTAATTCGATCAGAGTTGATTAAGAAAGCTAATGGAAATCCTGAGCGGTATTGTGGTAAGGAGAAACCTAACGCTGCTGACATAGAGGCGTACTACCGAAATCATAAAGACCATAAAGACGCTAAACAAGAGCTGATCGATCTGGAATACGAGAGGGATATGGCAGAGATTGCTAAGAATGAAGTGAGCTTTACTCGTAAGGCGGCTCTAGAAAATCTAGTAGATCTGTATATAGCTCAATACTTTGCCGGTCCCAAATTACCTCGTGATATTGCTAGCGCTGCTAGAGAGCGGAGAGATCAGAAGGAGGCTGATAAAGGAGTCGGTAGCAAAATGACCAGAAGGAGGAAGACTTAAAATGAAAATATATATTATAATATTAATCCTTACTCCATTTATAATCTACTTTGTAGGTAGAGTATTGATGCGAGCATGGTTGGATGAATTTAATCGATTTTTAAACAAACAATTAAAAGATTATGAGCAAGAAAAGAAGAACCAGTAGTTTCAGAGGTAAAGTAAATAAGAATGTCGACAAGCAAAAGCGAGCGGCATCTTCTTATGGATATCTCATGTTGCCTAAAGAAGTGAGCGTATTTGCGGCCGAGCCAGGAGGTCGGGCTGCTATTGACATCATCCCTTATGAGGTAACCGACGAAAAACATATGGATAGGGAAGATGATATCGCCATTCCAGGCACTTTCTGGTATAAGCGTCCTTTCTTAATACACCGTAATGTAGGAGTGGAGAAAGACGCTGTCGTATGTTTAAAGACCTTCTCAAAGAAATGTCCTATTTGTGAGTATCGATCCAAGAGGATAGGAGAAGGTGCTGATAAGGAAGAAACTGATAAGATGAAGACTTCCCTCAGAAATCTTTATGTCGTTATTCCAATCGGACATAAGAAGTATGATGAGGAGATCCATATATTCGATATCAGCCAGGCAATGTTTCAGAAATTGCTGAACGAAGAGTTGAAGGAAGACGAGGAGAATGAAGTCTTTCCAGATCTGGAGGAAGGCAAGACTCTGAAAGTTCGTTTTGAAGAAAAGACTATTGGTACTAGCAAACCATTTGCTGAAGCAAGTCGGATTGACTTTGACGATAGGGAAGAAGCGTATGATGAAGCTATCCTTGATGATGTCCCCGACCTGGATTCAATACTCAAGGAATATTCGTATAAGGAACTCCAATCAATGTGCTTTGAAATGGACGATGAGGATGATAACGATGATATCCCAGACGATGAGGATGATGAGGAGGAAAGGAAGCCTGCCAGGAAGAAAAAGACCGTCCGTAAGAAAAAGGAGGTAGTAGAGGACGAAGATGATGACGATGAAGATGACCAGGACGACGAGGATGAAGAAGAAGCCCCGCCACCCAAACGTAAGTCTACTCGCAAAAAGAAGCCTGCTCCTGCTCCAGATGAGGATGAGGATGATGATGAAGAGGAAGAGAAACCTACGAAACGTAAATCCAGGACTTCCAAATCTAAAAACAAATGCCCTCACGGTCATAAGTTTGGAGTAGATACTGACGATCACGATGAGTGTGATAAGTGTGATGTCTGGGACGATTGTATTGAGAAAAAGGAAAGCTAAAATGACTTTATTACAGATAAAGAATAGAATAGCACCAGAGGATACTCAACACGTGGGGGTTAAAATACCCCTACGTGTCAGTTCTTATCTATCCTTGTATGCCTTGGCTCATGAACACACCAAGGCTCTGATACTACGAAATATGATCGAAGAGTGGTATGCTGAAGTCAAGCCAGATAACACAGAAGATGAGTTGATCGAGCGAATAGTTGGTTATATTTATAGACAATGGTTGGCACGGAAAACTCATACTCCTGACGAACCTTATCCCACATACCTACAAATGGTAAAAGATGAGATGCTTAAAAAAGGACTTGATCTAACAGACATTGATATCATTATAACTAAGCTACATGAAAAGAACAAAGGACGTGCCTCTAAGCAAGCAAGTAAAGAGGAGAGCAACAATCAAGAAGGTTCCGGAAAGCCCAAGCTTCGAAGGAGACGATAGTGTAATGATTAGCACCGGATCTACTTTATTGGATCTGGCAATCACAGGCACTCGAGTACGTGGAGGTGGAATTCCGGTAGGTATCTTTGTGGAAATATTTGGACCTAATCAATCAGGCAAGACAGTCTTGTTGAGTGAAATAGCTGGGTCCATACAACGCCTAGACGGTGAGATCCAATTCCATGACCCAGAGGCAAGGTTGAGTGCTCAATTCGCTTTGATATTTGATTTGGATATAAGTGATGTTGAATATGGTCAGCCAGATACAGTAACTGAGGTATTTGAAGCAGTTCGTAAATGGAAACCTAAAGCACCTCACCTAATCAATGGGATCTTCGCGGATTCCCTAGCAGCCCTGAGTACTGATATGGAGATGGGGAAAGACGAAGGGGATAAGATGGGAATGCGTAGACCTAAGGAGTTTAGTGAGCAGATGCGTAGGACCTGTCGTGATATAGTTAAAAAGAATTACTTAATGGTCTGCAGTAACCAAATTCGGGAAAACATTGGTGCTGGTGAGTTTGGACTGAAGGTTAAGAGTCCAGGAGGTAAGGCAATGGAGCATTATCCTAGCTTACGTCTTAGAACACATAATCCTAAAAAGATCTGGAAGGATGTAACATATAACAAGAAAGATATAAGGGAAGTGGTGGGAGTAGAGACCGTATTCGAAGTATTCAAAAGCTCAGTTGATAAGCCATATCGTAAAGCTCCAGTAACTATCATATTCGATTATGGCATCGATAACATTCGGGAGAATTTACAGTACGTCAAAACTTATACTAGTAATAAGATGTATTTTGTTGGTGATCGTAAGCTGAATGTTAGTATGGAAGTATCAATTCGTATGGTAGAAAAGTATGAGCTGGAAGATCAACTCAGAGAGCAAGTAATTGACATCTGGGAGATCATTGCAAGTAAGTTTGATTCTAATCGTAAAAAGAAGAAGAGATGAAGGAGTTAAGATACAAATACCACCGGGATACCGGAATCCCCATTCATCAATATTACTTTGATAACGATGAACTTGAAATCGAAGAATACATTGAGTGGTTAGAAAATATTATCGAAGCTAATGAAAAGGACTAAGAACAAAAAACAAGAGTTAATCATACTCGCTAACGATCCCAGCCTTACTGCTTGGGGGTGGGTTGTGCTGGATCTGAATGATAATATATACGATGTCGGGTGTATCAAGACCAAGCCGGAGCATACCAAACGACGCATCCGCAAGGGTGATGACTTTATCAGGCGGATGCATGATATCGATCAGGTTCTACTTGATCTAGTTGATAAGTATAAAGTAACCTATTTACTATCTGAATTACCTCATGGGAGTCAGAGTGCAGTAGCCGCCGTAATGATCGGGGCTGTGGCTGCAGCAATGCAAATGCTCGCTGACTCACGTAATATAGGAATAGAGTGGTATTCAGAAGGTGACGCTAAGAAGGCTGTGTTAGGTAAGATCTCATGTACTAAACAAGAGATGATTGACGCTGTCGCAGATCTATATGATGTCCCCTGGACTGGGATAAAATACAAAGATGAAGCAATGGCGGATGCTATGGCAATTTACCATGCCGCAGTTAAAACATCAAGCACCTTTCATTTATTTAAGACATTGTGATAACGAAACTGAAATTAAGGAACTTCCAGAGCCACAAGAGGACTGATATTGAATTCAATCCTGGGGTTAATGTAATCGTTGGACAATCTGACTCTGGTAAGACTGCTATCCTACGAGCCCTGCGTTGGTTAGTCTGGAATCGTCCATTGGGGGATGAATACCGATCCAATTGGGGAGGGGAAACAGAAATTGAAATACACTTAACAACTCCGGATTTACCCAACCCAGCCCCGTTGGTCATTAAACGGCGTAGAGATAAGATTGATGAATATATTTTCCTAAACAAAGAACAAATTGGACATACGACTGAATCAATACACAAGCCACATATATTCAAAGCATTCGGCAAAGCTGTCCCAGAGGAAATCCAGGAAGCCCTCAATATTGACGAGGTCAATTTACAACAACAACTCGATTCTCCTTTCCTGCTCACCTCCAGTCCTGGAGAAGTAGCTCAGCATTTCAATAAGATAGCTCACCTGGATCAGATCGATAGTGGCTTAAAGAATGTTCAACGCTGGATGAAGCAGATCCAAACCAACATCGATTTTGAGAATGAGGCGATCAAGGATGCTAAAGAAGATCTGAAAAAGTATTCTGAGCTGGATAAGATGGAAATCGAAGTAGAGGCTTTGGAAGAGGCAGAAACTCAGAAGAACCAGAAAATCTCAGGAAAAGTAAGTTTGCTCAAAACATTGGGCGACATAGAAGCGCTCTCAGAAGCGATCGAAGCCGAGCTACAGGTTACTAAAGCCGGACCTTTGATCGATTCCCTGCTAGCCCTATATGAAGATATGAGCAAGGTAGATGAGGATGTGGAGACGTTATCAATCTTAATCCACGATATAGAAACCATTTCTATTGCAATAAGTGAGAATAAAAAGCTTATTGTAGCTAAGAGTCTGGTAGAAGATTTAATCGGTATGGAAGATCTCCTTGGTCAGAAACAATCTGTAGTTAATTCTCTGCGGGATTCTATTCGAGAGTTAAACACTACTACCCTTAGTTTAGAATCAAATAAAACTGAACTTCGTATAATAGAAGATAGATTCGATAAAGAATTTCCGGACATATGTCCATTATGTGATAAACCAAAATAATTATGGCAATACTAAACGCAATAGCAGGAAACGGTCTTATTCCCTTATTAGAAGCATGGGGCATAGACACAAAAGGTTTTAGAGAAGCTACAATCCACATCCCATACGACGATGTGGTATCTATCGATGTTAATTACATACCGGAAATAGATATACCCGATTTGATGGGAAAGATGAAAAGTTACACACTTGTTGAAGTAGAAGATGAAGAGGACGAAACAAAATAACAAACCAACAGCGATCCTAACCGGGGATTGGCATTTACGAGATGATCAGCCTACCTGCCGTACTGATGATTTCCAGCTAACCCAGTGGAAGAAAGTAGATCTGATAGCCCAACTACAGAAGGAATATAATTGTCCTGTCTGGCACTCGGGAGATCTCTTTAACCATTGGAAACCCTCACCTAAGTTAATCGCCCAGGCATTAATTCATCTACCTGAGCAATTCAGCACCATCTACGGTAATCACGATCTTCCACAACATAATATAGATCTAGCAGACAAATGTGGGATAGCTCCGCTCTTAGCTGCTAATCGTATAAAAAACCTATTTCATTGTCACTGGGGGGAGACTCCAGAGCATGCTACTATACAAATACCACAGGTAGGTAGATTTGGAGTTGAGATACTGGTATGGCATGTGATGACTTACCAAGGGAGTCCTCCCTGGCCGGGGTGCTCGGATCCCAAAGCTGCCAAGCTCCTCAGAAAATATCCTCAGTACGATCTGATCCTAACCGGACATAACCACAAACCATTTGTAGAGGAGCATGAAGAACGTCTCTTAGTAAACCCGGGGTCTATATTCCGTATGTCAGCTGATCAGATCAATCACAGACCCCGGGTATACTTCTGGTATAAGGAAACAAACACTGTAGAACCCTATTACCTTCTGATAGATGAGAACGTGATCTCCCGAGAGCATATAGATCGCATAGAAACACGCAATGACCGTATCGACGCTTTTATATCCAAGCTAGACGATGACTGGGAAGCCAATGTGAGTTTCGAGGAGAATCTGGAAGAGTTTAAGAAAGCTAATAATGTAAGAAAATCAGTATTTCAAATAATATATAACGCAATAGACCCATGAAAAGAACAAAAGGAACAGAAATGACTATGAGGCGAACCAGAAATAAATCCGTTCGTCACGCAATGGAAACTGCAGCTCACGCCTATAATACTAAACTAAGTCCGGAGTACTTTAAATCTCTGAGCCATGTCGGAGTAGTAAGGCATCTACACCCAAGTGATCGTCCTTTCTATGTAAAGCAATTACTTGACTCAGGTAAGATAACAGAAGACGAAGCTAAGGAATTTATGAGAACTAAGTGATATGGATCAGGCAGATTTACTAGATCTAAAAAAGAAGGTAGACACCGCTGGTGAAGAAGTAACGCGTCTGCAGGGGCAGGAAGATCTGCTCAAGAAACAACTCAAGAAAGACTGGGGTTGCTCTACCATTGAGCAAGCCCGGAAGAAAGTCAAAGTGATGGAAAGGCAAATAGAGGAGTTGGAGGATAAGATTGAAGAAGGTATAAGTGATCTGGAAGAGAATTACGAGGTATGATGGAAATTCGAGATATAAGAAACGAGCTGGAGCAGCGGAAAGGTCAGAAGACCCAGATTGAGAAAGCTATTGCTAAGTCTGAGAAGTTTAATAAGGATGCAGGAAGAGAGATCCGCCGACATGAGCAAGCTAGGGAGGTCATAAGAGAGGTTGGGTTAAAGACTCAACAACAATTACAATATCATATCAGTGATATTACTTCTCTGGCACTTGATGCAGTCTTCCATGATCCTTATAAACTCGTAGCTGAGTTCGTTCAGCGGCGTAATAAAACCGAGTGTGATCTTTTGTTTGAAAGGGCTGGCAAGTTCCTGGATCCCTTGTCAGCTTCCGGAGGCGGGGCAGTCGATGTTGCTGCCTTTGCTCTCCGGGTCGCTTCCTGGTCAATGCAAAGACCTAAATCCCGAGCGGTTCTTATTATGGATGAGCCTATGCGTTTCCTCAGTGCCGATCACCAGGAGAAAGCCTCTGTAATGATAAAGGAAATCAGTCAGAAGCTAGGAATTCAGTTTATCATCATAACCCATGAACCGATCCTGGCATCATACGCTGATAAAGTATTTGAAACCAAGATCCGAAAAGGAATAACAACTGTACAATGACACCGGAGAAAACTGCTAAAATATTAACCGAAGAGATCATCAGGCATTATAGACTACCATACCAAGTCTGTTATGGTTTTATCCATGCTAGATTATTGTGGGCATTCGCAGTAGGGTTTGATCTGGGGAGAGTGCAGAATACAAAACGTAAACCAGTTGTAAAGTTTGATCCCAGCGGGAAGACTGTTAAGGTTTACGGATCTATATCGGAAGCAGCCAGAGCAGAGAATTGTCACAAATCTGCTATCAGTCAAGCCTGCACCGGAGCAACGAAAAGTAAAATTAAGGGACACTATTGGAGATATCTGGACCCTAATGATTATTACACAGTACGAAAAATAAAACAATTATGAAACTACAAACAAATGCGAATGGATCCATTGAAGTCAGAGAACTTGATGACCCAATCGAATTTATCAACAAATCTGGAGATATCTTAAAGGTACGGGTGTATGACAAATTCTTTGTACTAGATTACAATGATATCCAATACAAATTTGAAAAGGGAAATGTGGCACACTTGTTAGTCGGAACAGAAAGGATAGACGAACATGACTGAACTACATTTCTATTGGGACAAATGGAGGATGCTCCTGATAACAGGAGATCCCAAAAGCTGGCGTGATGCCATTGGCAGGTTGATGGAATGGCTGTATGCTCACGGTAAATTCCATGAGAAGAATGAAGCACTGGAAGGATGTTTAATGTTAGTTAATGGCAAATATAAATTAGTAAGGCATCCAATGTTTTGGATTGAAGGACAAAATAAAGATACATTTAACCCAAACGAGTATCTCTATGAAAAAGAAGGTGAAGAATTTGCCAGCCGGGATCACTGGAGCTATTTCATTCAGTACTATAAGAACACCCGGAATGAGGAAGAGTTCACTGACTTCATATCCAAAGTGCCGCGTATGCGGGGAATGAATCTGTGGATGAAAACTATGAAGGGCAGTAAGTGGGCTGAGTGGTGGTTTTATACCCTATTCACTCCCGGAGCCTATCTGGGTAATATCGTCAGCAACCTAATTACCTGGATCGGCAGACTTGGATTAGAGGAAAGTATTCACTGGTGGATTGAGTCAGCAGATCCTTTATTTAATGAGGAAATAAATAAAGGTACACGTATGCAAATAGAGTTGACCCGCTGGCAAAAGAAGTGGCAACGGATCTGGGTGGTGCTTACTCCTTTCTATCCCATACAGAACCGGGGATGGCAATTGAAGTGGCTCCCTGCCAGCCAGCGGAAGGAACGGCAGAAACGAATCCTGCTCAGACGAACAGACCGGGGCAACATCATTGTCCGGGCTTTGTTCGGTGACTCCCATATATCTGATCTGGAATTGCAAAAGTATCCAGAGGTGACCGGGGACAGATCCGGGCTGAAGCTGAACAAGTCTTGTGACCGGGATGTGCGGAAGATCCGGAACATTACTAATTGTTACAAAAAGAAACTGGTTTGGGTGTTGTGGGATGATAATAAAATAAGTGGAAAACATTCTAATTATATACATTATAACAAACCAAAACCATGAAAGAACAAGGACGTGATTACAAACGTAAAATGGAAGCGTGGTTGTACACCTTCTGGACCTGCGTTATATTGTTGATATTAGGTGTAATTACATTAATATTTATAAAACCATGACAGAAAAAGAATGGACTGACACAGAAAGGCTTGATGCCTTACAAAACCTGACCAAAGGATATGGTAATGGTTGGGTGCTACGAGTATCTTCAATGGGACGCGGGATGCGTCTGCATGAAACAGGTCAGGAGGGTGGTCAACCTAACGTCCGAAATGCGATTGATGATTATCTGAACCTGACAAACTACAAGCCATGAATCTATTCATCTTACTTAGGAAATTGATATTATTTATATGTAATATTATTTATTACATCATCATTTCTCCTTGGTTGTTCATAAAATATAGGATCAATCGATACGCCGCTAAAAAAGTACAAATCAACGATGAGGGTTACTTTACAAATCTGTTGGATACCCGTACTTACTATACAGTAGCTGATATAAGAGATGATCAGATGAGAATTACTACACCCAACAGTAGCCAATGGGTTCCTACAAAACAACACAAAATATTATGAACACAGAACTATTATTTTTTATTCTTACAGCGGCATTTGTAATTGCCGGGACAACTATTGCTTCGTGGCAAGATATGCTGGTAGTGAATGAGTTTAGAAAGCTACGAACC